CGCAAGGTCCTTTGATTGATCCATCAGTTCCAATCCTTACCCAGTTCTGCTTGAGCCATTCTTTTAGTTGAGCCATTATTTTCCAATCTTCTTCATTGCCCTCTTGTGGGACTCAGTAAAGGTAGCACCTTCTTTTATTAGCTTACGCATAAAAGCCATATGCTTTTTAGTATGATGCTTAGAGTGAGCCTTGAGTGCCGCCTCTTGTCGTTTACCTATCTTATCCATTATCTACCTTTCCGTTTGCCCCCCTTGGCTTTCTTAGCATAGTTAGGGTCTTTGCAATACTTGGACGCAGCTAGGTTGGCGTAAGCGGACGGATACGTATCAAACGTCCGTCTTGCCCAAGCCTTACCTTCAGGGCATATCTTACCCCCGCTTTTTGCTTTTTTTGCCATTCTTTACGAGTGATTTGAGTAGCTTCGCTTGCCCGGCGTGAGCCTTAGAAGCCTTCTCAAGCTTTCTTGCGACGCTGAGTATTTTCCTGTGCATTTGATCTCCTTAATACTTTGAAGTCAGCCTCGGTAATTTTATTACGAGGGGGTGCAACCCTAGCTATCTTCTTCTGTTTTGGACTGTATTTGCTGAATGGCATTACTTCTTCTTCTTTTTCATAGCCATCTTCTTCATCCCCTTAGCCTTAGCAGCTTTAGATGGACGACCTACTTTGCTTCCGTATGTTCCTTTTCCCATTGGCATAATATTATCTTTCGTTATTTGATTATTGATTGAATCCAGGCTACGAGCTTGGATGCGAGAGATTTTACCTTGCAGATAAATTTGTCTTTAGTTTTGCAGATGCAGCACTTCATAATTATTTCTTTCTTTTATTGTGAAAATCGAATAGGACTTTTACCTTTTCTGTAAGAGCCTCGATGTTGTAGTGCATCCTAGCCAGCACAATGATAAGCGTAATGATGCCAATACCGATAGGCCAGAGAGATGATATGATTTGTAAGATTTCATTCATTTAATAGTTGATGAGCCGAAGTAGAATCCAACGATGGCTAAAACTGTTTGACGAACCTCTGGTAGTATAAGGTATCCGTTAAGGGTCTGATATTTGATTCCCTTGAACATGCCGAAGAAGTGAGATGTCTCTTGTCCAACAGTAACTCCCTCTGGGCTGTGAGCCAACAAAAAGGGGGCTACAACGACCGCAAATAGGACGGTGCATACTATGACCCTCCTGACCCACTCACCGCCCCTTGTGGAGGCTTTCTGGTGGCTTTCATCAGCAGCGGCTTGCTTCTTGATCATAGCGTCCACAGTGCCTTGCTGATTAGCGACAAGTTGTCCAATCAGTTTGAAGATAAAGCCAGAGGCTCCTCCTCCGATCATTGCTATGAGTTCTGGGGTCATTTAAGTTCTTTGATTAGTTTGTAAATTGATAGTCCTAGAAAGACAAAGGTCATTATACCAACGACTAGACTAACTGCACTGTTGATGCTCTGTAGCCCAAGACAGGCAAAAAATCCAGTTGATCCTACAGTTCCTCTGAGCATAGTATCCATAATCATTTAGTCCTCAACGGGCAAGGGGGTGTAGTGATCAACAGTTGATGCCTCCTCGGACTCGTCCAGGTCATAGTCCGTTACGTCCAATGCCCACATATGGTCAGCCGTTTCGTTAGGATAGGTGAGCCAACGTGTGCCTATACCATCGACCCAATAGCCATAGCCAATCTCCTTGCCTTCTTCGTCGGCACGTTCAATAGCGGCTTCTTTGCTTGCGTATATTAAGTAAAGCATTAGTAAATTGAGTAATGTGCGTTTATACTTGTAGCTAGTGCAGGAATGTTTGCAACGGGGTCCCCAGCATACAAGTAGCATTCCTTGCAAACTCCGCCAGAAGACCTTTCATAGTATCGATTACTACTGCCATCGTAAGCACCAAACAAAGAAAGCGGCGCATCTTCTCTTACATCCAGGTCAGCGGATTCCGTTTCGGTGTTTCCAGAGCCATTTACATTTATAGTAAATTCCCTATTATCAGTAGTGCCATATAGAACTACGTCGGCATCTGTGTTTAAAGATACACGACAATCCATACTTGATGGACTCAAACCCTGTCTTTCATTTCTAAGTCTCCAACTATCAGTGCCAGATTTAACAACAGCTAAAGCTACACCACCTAATTGAAAACCGCCAACACCTCGTGATCCACCCCAAATTATTGCATTTTGAGTAGATGTAACTACAGAATCAGCAGGAACAGTCCCAACATAGACTGCACCTAGTACAGAACCAGCACCACTAGCCCAGTCATCAGTACCAAAGTCAGCATTAATGCCATCTGTAGATACTTGCAGATTTTGCATAGTGTCATTGCTAGTAGCCTGGTTTGACTTTACTCCATTTAGAAATACACCATTTTCAACAATTAATGGTTGCTCGCTAGCAGTTGTTTGAATTAACGGTCTATTGTTACCTGACTGGTCATACCAAGTGTCTACAAAGCCGTCATTGCCTGAACCTACAAAGTCAACTAAAGCTCCAGAAGACACCTCGGACGCTGTAAAGTCCTGCTCGTTGTTGTCGCTCTCTCTGCGGACACGCACAACCTTGGGGTCACCACCAGTAAGGCTACGGAGGCTGTATGCCGCCGCAGCGTTAGGAGCAATCTGAAGGACGCTCTCTCCCACTGAGTTCAGCCTACGCTGGCGACCCAGGGCTGAATCAAGGCTAATGTGCATCCTAGACCTTGTGCAGTGCTACTACACCGTTGTTAATTTTAACAGATGAAAATTGTCCGTAAATAATAGTTCCTGCTCCAAATGTTTTAGAGTTTAAATTATCAGGTGCAGTGCCATCTGGATCAGTTACGTTTGTAGATACAACAGCTGCTGATGATCCAAAGGTTGAATCTTGGAGAAATTGAATAGCTCCAAATGATCCAGCCGTTGTTACGTCAGAACTGCTTGTAGATACAATAATTGAACCTACGGAGCTAAACTCCAGTGCGTTATTTCTTGAACTTGCCATAGTTGTGTATTATATCACAGGGGGTTACTATCGTGATTGACGATTGACGTAAGTAGAGAATCGTTTGTTCACGGTATTGTTATTAGATCGAATGTCTATCTTTTCTAGTTCTAGGGCTAGGTAGGTCTGAGCCACCTGCTCTTCGGCTATTGCCTCCTTTTGACGGTTCTGGACCCGTAGGAAGTCAGCATACACAGCGTGAGCAATGAAGTTAAAGAACTCGCCTGGAACCTCTACCGTTGAGTTGTAGAAGTCAGAGGTAACGGTAAATGGTGTAAACTGCTTCTTATAGGAGACAAATGCTGAGGTGTCGCTTGTATTAGAAATATTTAGTATATTAGCACCGTCAAAGTCTACAAAGAACTCATATTCAACGGCTGAATCATTTACAAATGCTCGCTTGCGGTGAATGCGATTAAAATCACCAATGGTTGTTTTTGCAGAATCAGAAGTAAGTATTCCCCCTTCGGCATAAGGAACTATATATTTTTTAACTACCGAAAGAAGATTAGAACCAGCACGTGGTGTCCAAGTTGTTACATCTTCTACCGCATCATTTTTAGTTGTATCTGCCTCAGTAAATTGAACAGTTCCTGAGGAGTTGAGTGATATTTTTCCATCTGATGATCTCGTGTCAGTTGCACTAATACTAGTAGCAACAACCCAAGCGTTAGATGAGTTCTTGTAAATAAAAGTTGATGTTGAATCTGTATTCTGGTAAATATTGGTATCAGCCGTTGCTGATCCTCCTCCGCCTTCAAAACTTCCAGAATTAACACCAAAAAATTTATATTTCCCATTTACAGCTGTGCTAGTGCTAGAACTTGCACCAGATAGTTCGTAAAGAACTAATGTCCTTTCTTCAGAGGAGACAAAATATCTAGGCCATATAGGACTTTGGTCAAATGCCTGTTGGAACCTGCGGTTGATGAAATCCGCTACCTGTGTATCCTCTGTTCCGCTACCCGGAAGTTCGCCTCCAGTGCCTATCATTGAGGTGATTAATCTAAATAAATCCTTGTAGGTGCGGGTCTGCATTATATTTTGTTAGGGCTAAGTTCTGGGAACTTCTTATTGTAATACTTTAAAAATTCTTTTGAATGTACAGTCTCGTGACCATACTTCTTAACTAGTCGAAAGTATTCTCTTGGTGGAATACTAGCAACTGGCTTGCCAAGAACTGG